CTTGCGCTAGTTCAGGGAGCAATTCTTGGGTCAGCAGGTCAATCAGGAACAACCATGATTGGCAGAGTATCTCCTATTACGTGGCAAAACTATATGGGAAATAAAAAAATATCAAAAGACGAACAGTTATTTATTAGATCTCAGAACCCTGGAAAGTCTGTTTCTTGGTATAAATCATATGAAAGAAATCTTCGCAAAGAAAGAACTATAAAATTTATCAACACGATATATGATAGAACTATTACTGATAACGATGTTGCAGATGCTTGTGGAATTGGTCACTGGGCAATTGGTAACTTAGAAAAGGCATTTGAATAATATGGACATTAGAACAGAAGCAATGATAGAGCATTTAATTTTACAAAATGCACTAGAGATATCTGGTATTGACAATAACACTGGAGAAATGCTATACTCAGTTACAGATAAACTAAAAGAAGTTAATCCGAATCTTTTTGCACAGTTAAGAAAGCAGTATGAGGAGCATATGTTTGAACTAATAGATCAGGGTCCAAAGACTATGAACTGGAAAATAAAAATATAATGGCTGCAAAACTATACTCTAGTGAGTTGTGGCTTAAAAAGCGATTCCTTGTTGATAAAAAAACTCCTCAAGATATTGCTAAAGAGTGCGGAGTAAGCGTAGAAACAATCTATGTTTACCTTGCTAAATTTGGATTAAGGAAATCAAAACGATGAATAAATTTGAAAAAGCGTTAGTCGCACTTGCTGTAGCAGGTAGCGTTGGTTTTGCTTTTGCATTTGCTTTACTAAAAGGAATTCCAGAAACGTTTGATTGGGAACTTGATGAAGAGGAAAACTATGAGTGAAGAAACACAGTTTACTATTGGCCAGGTCTGTGATGAGATAAAGTCAATGCTTATTGCAAAAAACAAGTCTTACGGAGATTCAGCGCTTAACCCCGTTAGAATTTTTGCTACCTCTGATAATGTTGAACAACTACATGTTCGCATTGATGATAAACTTTCTAGGATTTCAAGAGGTGGATCCTTTGTTGGTGACAACGATATTGATGACCTGATTGGCTATTTAATCTTGCTAAAAATTGCACGGGAGTTAAATAATGTCAACTGAAGATGACCTAGTTAAGCACCTTGATCAAGTAAATCAGGTAGTAGAAGAATACTTAAAAGGTAATGATCCAACAGTAATTTCAAAACAACTAGACATTCCAAGACAAAGGGTTGTTGCATATATTGATGAGTGGAAAGTTAGTGCATCTAACAATGCAATGATTCGTGCTCGTGCAAAAGAGGCTTTATCTGGAGCAGACGCACACTACAGCAAACTTATATCAAAGTCCTATGAGGTTATTGATGAAGCATCAATGACAAATAATCTTAGTGCTAAAACTGCTGCCATTAAACTTGTTATGGATATTGAGTCTAAGCGTATTGACATGCTGCAAAAGGCTGGACTACTTGAGAACAAAGAACTTGCAGATGAAATGCTAGAAATTGAAAATAGACAAGAAGTTCTTGTTGGGATACTTAGAGATATAGCCTCATCACATCCAGAAGTTCGTGATTTAATTATGCGTAAATTGTCCATGATATCAAAAGAGAATGAAGTTATAACGGTAATCGCAGATGTATGATGAATTCTTGGAGGTACTCAAAGACAATAACTTTAGAGAAACTCCTGTCGATGCAAGAACATTTGTTGAAGGTGAAGATTTTTTAGGTCAGCCACCGCTATCACAAATACAGTATGACATTGTCGAAGCAATGAGTCAAATATATAAACAAGAGGACTTGATCGATCTTCTTGGTGATGAAGAGGGCAGAAGATATTATAAAAAATACACAAAGAACGAAGTTATTCTGCAACTTGGCAAGGGATCTGGAAAAGACTTCGTATCAACAGTAGCATGTGCATATATTGTATATAAACTTCTATGCCTTAAAGACCCTGCAAGATATTTTGGTAAGCCATCTGGAGATGCTATTGACCTAATTAACGTTGCTATTAACGCACAACAAGCAAAAAATGTTTTCTTTAAAGGTTTTAAAACAAAGATAGAAAAATCTCCATGGTTTGCTGGAAAGTATAATCCAAAAGCAGAAAGCATTGAGTTTGATAATGCTATTACTGTTTATTCTGGTCACTCAGAAAGGGAATCACACGAAGGTTTGAACTTGATCCTTGCAGTTCTTGATGAGATTTCTGGTTTTGCAAATGAAGTTGGCACTGGAAATGATCAGGGAAAAACTGCAGATAATATATACAAAGCGTTTCGTGCATCCGTAGATTCACGTTTCCCAGATTTAGGAAAGGTAGCGCTTCTATCATTTCCAAGATATCCAGGAGACTTTATTTCACAAAGATACGATGCAGTTATTATGGAAAAAGAAGTAGTATCTAAAGAACACACTTTTATAATGAATGAAGATTTACCAGAAGATTCCGATGGGAACAAGTTGGTAATTAACTGGGATGAAGAGAATATCATTTCTTATAAGTATCCAGGTGTATTTGCCCTGAAGCGTCCAACCTGGGTAGTTAATCCGACAAGAAAAATTGATGATTTTAAGTTAGCATTTTATACAGATCTTGGAGATGCAATGCAGAGATTTGCCTGTGTTCCAACTTACTCTACAGATGCATTCTTTAAACAAACAGAAAAAGTAAGAGCATGCATGACTACAAGAAACCCAATAGATTCATACAAAAGATTTGATGAAACATTTAAACCAGACCCAACAAAAAAATATTATGTGCATGCCGACTTAGCACAAAAACATGACAAGTGTGCAATTGCAATCGCCCACGTAGAAAAATGGGTAAATATTCAGGTAATTAAAGATTATCAGCAAGTGGCACCAGTAGTAATTGTAGATGCAGTAGTCTATTGGGAGCCAAAGACAGAAGGCCCAGTAAACCTTTCAGAGGTAAAGTTATGGATTCAAAACTTAAGAAGACAAGGGTTTGATATTGGAATGGTTTCCTTTGACCGTTGGCAGTCTTTTGATATTCAAAACGAATTAAAGCAAGTAGGAATGAGAACTGAGACTGTCTCTGTTGCAAAAAAGCATTACGAGGATATGGCAATGTTAATGTACGAGGAAAGGCTAGTCATGCCTGCAATAGAACTTCTCTTTCAAGAGTTAACAGAATTAAAGATTATGAAAAATAACAGAGTTGACCACCCAAGAAAATCTTCTAAGGACTTAGCGGATGCTGTGTGTGGAGCAATATTTGGGGCAATATCACATACCCCAAAAAATATGGATGAGGAGGTTGAGATTCATACATTTAGGGATAGACCTAGATCAGGACTTGACTCGCAGCCAGGAAACGTGATACAATTAAAGCCTATGCCAGATGATGTAAAAGACTATCTGGATAGGTTTAACTTACTATAACGAAAAGTAATAAATTAAATGAACTCATTTAAGAAAATCGCACTAGCCATGGTTGCAGCCATGACTTTGGGCACAATCGTAGCAACACCTGCAAGTGCTGCTGTAATGTCAGTCGCTGTATCATTGGACACTGTAGCAAATACTACAGCATCTTCAATCTCAACGCCTGCATCATTGCCAGTACCCGCAGACAACTCAGTTGATGCAGCAGATGCATTAAAGTTTATTGCAACAGTTGACACAGGAACATCAGTTCTTGTAACAGCAACAAATGCAACAATTGTGTCTGCACTACACACAACTGCTGCACCAGTCGGTGCAACATCAGGATCATCATCTTTGACAGTTGCAACAGGTACAGGAACAACTGCAACATTCTATGTCTACACAAAGACAACAGCCATTGGTACAGTAACAATTACAAACCAGGGCACAACATTCACATACTATGTACAGGGAACTGCTGGTAAGATTAATAATCTAACAGTAACCGCTCCTGCAACAGGTGCTGCTGGAACAAAGCAAGATATCACAGTAACTGCAACAGATACATTTGGTAATAAGGTATCAGGTAAGTCAATTACTGCAACAGTGTTTGCTTCAACAGCAGTTATGGATACAGCAACAGTAACAACTGGTGCTACACTTTCAGATTTTGGAGTTGCAAAGTTTGTTGCAACACT